GGATAAGACTTGAATTTCCTCAAAAATTTGGTACAACAGAAAATACTACACAAGAGAAACCTTCTCAAACTGTAGCATCAGCCAAACGTCCAGGTATGGTAGGACGCCGTAAAACTGTGAAACTCACACCCTCACAGGTCGCAATAGCTAAACGATTAGGTGTGCCACTTGAAGAATATGCGAAACAATTAGTCGCGAAGGAGGCATAAGCATATGGAAAATGAAACAAAGATAAATAAAACTTCCCGCGCGAGTCAAACTCGAGAGAAGGACTCTCGACCTAAAGTTTGGACTCCACCATCATCTTTAGATGCACCCCCTGCTCCAACAGGATACAGACACCGTTGGATAAGAGCCGAAAGTATGGGACTTGACGATGCTAAAAACGTCATGGGCAAATTAAGGTCTGGATGGGAGTTAGTAAGATCTGACGAATATCCAGAAGGAGATTTTCCAACCGTAAAAGACGGCAAACACTCTGGGGTAATCGGAGTTGGTGGCCTATTGCTGGCTAGGATACCGGAAGAGATCGCGAAGTCTCGAGAAGATTACTTTAAACAACAAGTAGCTGATCGAGAGCAGGCAGTTGAAAACGACCTTATGAAGGAACAGCACCCAACGATGCCGATCAATCAAGAACGGCAGAGTCGTGTAACTTTTGGTGGCTCTAAGAAGAACTAATCTTTTAGTTATTCCGAAACCATCAACTAAACTAACAAAGGAGTAAAACAAATGGCAAATCAAGATAGTGCTTTTGGTTTAAAACCTGTTGGTAAGGTTGGACAAAACGCAGATAACGGCGGTATGTCAGAATATCAGATTGCTGATAACGAAGCATCTTCGATATTTCAAGGTGACCCTGTTATACCACAAGCCTCTAACACAGGCTTTATTGACGTGGCAGCTGCTGGTAATACACTTCTAGGTGTATTTTGGGGTGTAAACTATACAGACCCAACAACTGGAAAACCAACATTCAGAAACCATTACACACAAACAAATATCACTACTGGTGATATTGACGCTTTCGTATATGACGATCCGTACGAGAGATTCGAAGTACAAGGTGATGGTGCTTCAGCAAGAACAGATATATTCAAAGTAGCAGATATCGTATACGCTACTGGTTCAACAGTAAATGGTACATCCAATGTTGAGCTAGACGTGTCAGATTTAGCTGCAACAGATGGCCAATTAAGAGTCATCGGTATATCTACTGACCCACAAAACAGCGAATTGGGTTCTGACAATATAAACTACATTGTTTATATTAACGAACACACATTCCACACAGCATTATAATAGGAGTAATTAAATTATGGCTATATCACGTAATCAACTAGTTAAAGAACTAGAGCCAGGTTTGAATGCACTATTCGGCTTGGAATACAATCGTTATGAAAATCAACATGAGGAAATCTTTACCAAAGAAACTTCTGACAGAGCTTTCGAAGAGGAAGTAATGTTAAGTGGCTTTGCTAATGCCTCTGTTAAACCTGAAGGTTCCGCAGTTACATTTGATAACGCGCAGGAAACTTATACAGCAAGATATCAGCATGAAACTGTTGCATTAGCTTTCTCAATCACTGAAGAAGCTATTGAAGACAACTTGTATGATAGACTGTCAAGCAGATATACAAAAGCTTTAGCACGTTCAATGGCTAACACCAAACAGGTGAAAGCTGCTAACGTTCTTAACAGAGCTTTTAACTCTAGCTTTACAGGTGGTGATGGTAAAGAGCTTTGTGCTACTGACCACCCAACCATTTTTGGAACTGTCAAAAATGAGCTATCAACATCCGCTGACCTTTCTGAAACATCTCTTGAGCAAGCGTTAATTGATATTAATGCGTTCACAGATGAAAGAGGATTGAAGATTGCAGCAAGAGGAGTAAAAATGATTATTCCTTCTGAGCTTCAGTTCACAGCAGAAAGAATCATGAACTCTGCTAACAGAGTTGGAACTGCTGATAATGACCTAAACGCAGTAAAGAGCATGGGTATGGTCCCACAAGGTTATGTAGTAAATAACTACTTAACTGATACAGATGCTTTCTTTATCATTACTGACGTTCCTAATGGTATGAAATACTTTGAAAGATCACCAATCAAAACTTCAATGGAAGGTGATTTTGATACCGGTAACGTAAGATACAAAGCAAGAGAAAGATATTCTTTTGGCTTCTCTGACTTCAGAGGTATCTTTGGTTCACCAGGTGCATAATAAGTAATTTTATAATCACTTTTAAAAGGGGCCTTATGGCCCCTTTTTTTATGGGAAAGTTCCTTGACTTTATGGGAAAATCATGTACAAAATAAAAGCGGATAATATAGACAAGGAGTTATATTATGACCGTCATATCACAGTCTCTAATCGCTGAGAAAATAAAACTAGAATCTCAGTGGAATTCTCAATATTTAAATGCAGGTGAGGAAACTCTTGAGATGAAATCTATTCAAGAAAAACTTAAAAGAGTTGTTGCAAAATTGAGATGGAGAGACTTAAAACAGTATGAGAGTCCTTTATTCTTTCAAGAGTAAAAACTTGCTCTCTTTATAAAATTCATTATACTAGGCCTCCTAGGAATAAAACAACATACAGACTGACCTAGCAGACGTACGTAGAGACTGTATGTATTTTACTACGGAGGTAAAAAATGGCAACAACCACATTTCAAGGTCCGGTAATATCAAAGAATGGTTTCTTTAATACAGGACCCGGTAATGTAGTAACAGTAAACTCAAGTGACAGTTTAACAACAGCTAGTCACGCAGGAAGAATTGTTTACAATTCGACTGCAGGAGCTGTGACTTACACATTACCAGCAACAAACGCAAACTCTGATTCTGCAATCGCAGGACCAGGAGCAGATTTAAACAACCTAAGCAACGTCGGCGCTACTATCGAAATTTTTGCAGATATTACAAAGACAGGTGACTTAGTCGTGCAGGTTGCAAATGCAACTGACGTTATGGTAGGAAGTGCATTATTTATTGATGATTCATCTGACAACGTCGTTGGTTTTGAAACAGCTTCAACATCAGATACTATCACTTTAAACGGTAGCACAACTGGTGGTGTAACTTATTCAAAAATTGTTTGTACAGTTCTTGCTTCAGGTAAATGGAAAGTATCTGTTGATTCTGGATGTACCGGAACACCAGCAACACCATTTAGTGCTGCAGTAAGTTAATGATTAATTAGGAGCTCTCTTTGAGAGCTCCTATACAAAGGAGAAAAAAATGGCAAGTAAAGGTGACGTAAAAGCCGTTAGAGTTACAGCAACAGGAGCAGTCTTCGCGGGTCGAACTAGACTTAGAGGAATTATTTTAGCATCTGACGGTGGTGGAGCAGGAACAATTATTCTGCAAGACAACACAGATAGCACAACTTTATTTCAAGCTGACGTTCCTAATGGTGATGTATTTTCAACAAACATTCCAGAAGACGGAGTATTATTTCCAGGTGGAATGAAAGTTTCTACAATCACAAACATAGACGCAGCTACTATATTTATCGATAAGTAAGGTTAAAAAATGGCTACATCAGGCACTACAGCTTTTGACCTTGACATAGATGAAATAATTCAAGAAGCATACGAAAGATGCGGAGCAACAGCTAGAACCGGTTATGGTTTAAAAAGTGCTAGACGATCTTTAAATATATTATTTTCTGAGTGGGGAAACAGAGGTCTTCATTTATGGAAAGTAGATTTAGCTTCTGTGCCTTTGGTAGAGGGACAAGCAGAATATAATACAACGAGTGATAGCACTAATTTTCCAAGCAATATAAATGAAATATTAGAAGCGTATGTTAGAGATAACTCAACTACAACAGCTCCTGTAGATACACCTATTACAAAAATAGATAGGTCTGCCTATTCCTCTATTGCAAACAAACTATCCAAAGGTACTCCTAGTCAATATTATGTAGATAGAACTACATCTCCTAGTATTTTTTTATATCAAACTCCAAGTAGTAGTTTTTCAGGGTCTAGCTTTTTATTAAAGTTTTATTATCTCAAAAGAATTGAAGATGCAGGAGCCTATACTAATCAAACAGACGTAGTGTATCGTTTTATACCCTGTATGTGTGCAGGTTTAGCTTATTATTTAAGTTTGAAAATAGCACCTGACAGATCACAAAATTTAAAATTATTATATGAGGATGAGCTGAGTAGAGCTCTCACAGAAGACAGTTCTTCTACTAGCACTTATCTAACACCAAAGGTATATTATCCAGGAACATGACAAATTTTGCACGAGGTAAATACGCTAAGGCCATATCCGATAGAAGTGGTATGGAGTTTCCATATAACGAAATGGTCAAAGAATGGAACGGTTCTTTAGTTCACGTTTCTGAGTTTGAAGCTAAACAACCACAATTAGAATTACAAGTTCATGGAGCAGATCCAGAGGCTTTACAAAACGCTAGAGTAGATAGAACAGAACCAGGTGTTCCTGTTTTGTTGAGTATTGATTCTTTTAAAACAGGTAGTGCGAGTTCCTCAACAATAACTGTTACAGAGGTTAATCATGGAAGATCGACTAGTGATACAGTTCGTTTTAGAAATGCAACAACCTTTGACGGCATCACTGCAACAAATATTAACAAGGCTGCTGGTTATGCAATTACTAAAGTAGATGACGACACTTATACTTTTAGTGTTGATACTGATACAGCAACAGCAGGTAATCAAAAAGGAGGGGGCGGCATTGCTTCAGCAGGACCCGTAACGATATCACCATGACAATGACTTTTAGTGAATTAAAAACAAATATTAGAAATTATGCAGAAACCGATAGTGGGGTTTTAACTGATGCTGTGTTAAGTGTTATAGTTAAAAATGTAGAGAACAGAATATTTAGAGCTGTGGATTCTGATGATACAAAATTTTATGCAAATTCAGATTTAACAATAGGTAATAGATTTGTAACTGTGCCCTCTGATACTAGAATTATCAGGTATGTTCAGTTAACAAATCCTACAACTTCTGATCAGTTTTTCTTAGAGCAAGTCGATACTTCTTTTTTAGCAGAGTATTTTCCTGACCCGGATAATTCTAGTGACTATGCAACCCCAAGATATTACGCTCATTGGGACTCTGATAACTGGGTTGTGGCTCCAACGCCCGACGCAGCTTATAGGATAACTCTAGCGTATATAAAACAACCAGATACCATAACTACATCTGATTCTAGCACCACCTACATATCTAATAATTTTCAAGATATGTTAATTTACGGATGCATGGTTGAAACTCTAAAATACTTGAAAGGGCCAGATAATATGGTACAAATGTACGAGGCATCTTATCAAGAGGGGCTTCAAACGTTTGCGGCAGAACAACAAGGCCGAAGACGCAGAGACGAATACACTAGTGGTGCGATTCGTTTGGATA